CTCGAAGTAACAGCAATGGGTGACTCAGGACACAAGTTTATCAAGGGTCTTGAAGCATCATCTATCACACTTGATTTCCTCAATGACACAGCTACATCGTCTGTCCTTCAGACCCTTCAGGCTGCTTGGGGAACAAACGTAACTGTAGTTCTTCTTCAGAACAAGGGAACAGCAGTATCAGCAACTAACCCTCTTTACACAATGACAGTTCTTGTCAATGGAACTACTGACATTAACGGCGCGACTGGCGATCTTTCAATGCAGTCAGTAACTTGGGACGTTTCAGGTACAATCGCTGTAGCAAACACAGGTTCATTCTAACAATTAAGTAAGGGGCTAAAATGGCAAAGCTTAGGGTTACAACGTCAGACAATCAGGTAACTGATTACGAGATTACTCCGCTAATTGAGTTCGCGTTTGAGCAATACGCCAAGAAGGGCTTTCATAAGGCACTTCTAGAAGACCAGAAGCAGTCAGATATTTACTGGCTCTGCTGGGAAGCAATACGCCGTTCCGGTGCAACAGTTAAACCTTTTGGGGAAGCGTTCCTTGAGACTCTCAAGACAGTTGAGGTCTTAGACTCAGACCCTTTGGTATAGATCGGAACTCCGTTACTTATCTCGCAGCTCGTCTGAGTTATGAGTACGGAGTTCCGTTCCAATCCATTGTAGAACTTTCTCCAATGGCATTTAAATATCATGTTCAATTATTAAAGGACATAGCGAAAGCGAGGGAAGATGCCAGTAAAGCTGCAAGGCGCGGTCGCCCTTAGAAAAGCACTTGCTATAGTTGAACCCACTCTTGCCAAGGAAACTAGCAAAGAGATTGCTTCATTCCTTAAGCCTGTCGTAAAGCAGGCTCGAGGTTACATTCCTAACAACAACCAGATTATTAGCGGTTGGTTGGTTGCTAATGCTCGAGGTACATGGGAACGAGTTGCATACGACTCAGCCGTGGCTAAACGAGGTATTACATATAAATCAACCCCTAGCCGTGTTAATCGTCAAGGGTTTTCAGCTTTAGCTTCAATCTTTAATAAATCTGCTGCTGGTGCTATTTACGAAACTGCTGGACGCAAATCTGGGCTCAATGGAAACTTTAGCCCTCGCCTTGGTGGAGAAATCAAAGGCGACAAACAGAAGATGCAGGGTCGCGCCATATTCAGGGCGTTTGAAGAAGATCGTGGAAAAGCGCAAGATGGCGTAGTCAAAGCAATCTTCAAGGCTAAAGATAAGTTTGATTCAATGAAGGATAAAGTCTGATGGCAGATTTAAGAATTGATTTAGCAGCTGAATTTAAGGGCAAGAAAGCTTTTAAGGAAGCAGATAAATCTGTAAGCGGTTTGGATAAAGCGGTTGGCAAACTTGGAAAACAGATTGCCTCAGTTTTTGCCGCACAGAAGATTCTTGCCTTTGGCAAGGCATCGGTTAAGGCTTTTGCTGAAGACCAAGCCTCAGCAGCTCGTCTTACAAAAACAGTAGATAACTTAGGTTTGGCTTTTGCTAATCCAGCAATTACACAGTTTATCCAGAAACTATCTATGCAATCTGGAATAGTCGATGAGACATTACGCCCAGCTTTTCAAGGACTTCTTACAACTACAGGCGACGTCACTAAGTCTATGGATTTGCTTACCAAGGCAGTAGATATATCTCGAGGCTCTGGTATTGATCTTGCAACAGTTACACAGGATTTAGCCAATGGTTACGTCGGCATTACTCGAGGACTTAAGAAATACAATCTCGGTCTATCTCAGGCGCAACTTAAATCTAAGTCTTTTGAAGAAATCATGGGTTTGCTTAATAAGCAATTTAATGGTGCTTCTGCCACTTACCTTGAAACTTATGCAGGCAAAATGGCAATTCTTAATACTGCCGCTGACAACGCTAAGGAAACTATTGGCAAAGGTTTAGTAGATGCTTTAATTACTGTAGGTGGACAAGATACCAATATTCAAAGCGTTGCTACTGCTATGCAGAACGCAGCAGACGCAACAGCTAATTTTGCTAGAGGTATTGGCATATTGGTAGCCAAGATTACCAACATTCCCGGACTTGCTCAATTAACCAAGTTACTTGAATTGTCGATAAAGTTTACAAGCCCTGCTTCTTTAATATCTAATCTTGGTAAACCTAAACCAACAGGTTACGGAGATTACTCTGGAAGCACAGTCGATTACCAACGAAAGCAAGATGAAAAAGCAGCAGCAAAAGCCAAGGCTGCGGCAGATGCTAAAGCCGCTGCTTTGGCTAAATCAACACTCAAAAGCCAAAAAGCTTTGACAGATCAACAGAAGAAGCAAGCCGCACTTAAAAAAGAAGGCACAGTATTTGACCTTCAACAGATTGAATTAGTTGCTGCACTTAAAGGCAAGTTATCTGATGAAGAAAAGAAGCGTGTAGAAGCTCAATTAGCCCTTCTCAACGGAAATGAAGCAGAAGCCAAAAGGCTGACAGATCAGATTCTCATGGCTCAAGATTCAACTGGCAATCTTTCAAGATTACTTGCTAGCCTTCCAGATGCCAAAAACCCATTTCAATATCTTGATGCTTACTTAAATAATCTAGCGGTTAAAGCTGCTGCCCTTGGCGGATTAAGTACAAATGGCGAACGAGCAGTCACAAACATAAATCCTGCTTCTCCTGCTTTACCTACAACCAATGCTTCCAACTCATTGCCATCAAATGCCATGATTTCATATAACACCCAAACAGGATTAAGTTACAACCCTAACGCCATCGAACTTAAAATCAGCGGAGATTCAACCCTGACTAAAGCCATCGCCGATAGCCTTCAGGTGCAAAGCCTTTCAGGTATTCCAAGTTCAGTCCAACGTCTAGTTAGCGCATTTGGATAATGGCATTACCAGCACAGATAGCCGTTTCTTTTGATTATTCTAATGGGGCTACTTTTGGATTTCAAGGGCTTGTAATTGGCGATGCCAAATTTGGCATTATTGGCACAGGCAAACTTGCCGCTGATTCAAGTGGCAATGAACCAGTCATTGACCTAACGCCAAATGTCTATCAAATTAACATTACTCGAGGTAGAAACATTCAGCGCGATACTTATGAAGCTGGAACGGCAGTTATACGGGTTTTAGATCCTGATTCATATTTTAACCCTCAAAATACTTCATCGCCTTATTACGGGTATTTAGCACCTTTAAGAAAAATACGTGTTTCGGCTACTACAGCTACTGCCCAAAAGTTTTTGTTTTCTGGATATATCACCGATTACAAATATACTTATCCTGTTAATCAAGAAACTGGATATGTCGATATTTCAGCCACAGATGCTTTTCGTTTATTTAATCTTGCCAACATAACAACTGTGGATTCTGCGCCAGCAGGTCAAACAACTTCAGCACGCATTTCTGCAATTCTTGACCAAATCTTATTTCCTTCTTCTTTGCGAACCATTTCTACTGGTTTGAATACTTGTATTGCTGATCCTGGTACTGCTCGTACTTCACTTGGCGCCATTAAAAACGCAGAATTTTCAGAAACAGGTGCTTTTTATATGGACGGAGCTGGGCAAGCCGTATTCAAAAATCGTGCAGAAGTTATGAATTCACTAGCAAAAACACCTGTAGCGTTTAATCAATCTGGCGGTATTCCTTATAGAAACCTTGTATTTGCTTTCGATGACAAACTTATCATTAATACAGGCAATTTTGCCCGTGTGGGAGGTGCAACCATCACAGCAACCAATCAAGCTTCTGTTGATAAATATTTCCCTCACGGCATTAATCAAACTGACCTTATTGCTGAGACAGATGCTTTAGTTGCTAATATTGCAGCTGAATACGTTACCACTCGCGCCGCAACAACAATAAGAATTGACCAAATGGTTGTGGATTTATTAGATCCATCAGTGCCAACAGATACAATGATAGGTCTAGATTTCTTTGATAATTTGCTTATAACCAATATCCAGCCTGACGGCTCGACTATTGTAAAAAACCTGCAATATCAGGGAATTAACTGGGAAATCACTCCAAACAAGATGATGGCTACTATTACAACTCTCGAACCTATAGCCGATGGTTTCGTGGTTGGAAGCTCGTATTACGGTATAATCGGCACTAATATATTAAGTTACTAGGAGAATCATGGCAGCAGGACAAGGATTTAAGACATTTGCAACAGGAGACGTCCTAACCGCAGCAGATACCAATGGCTACCTTATGAGTCAGACTGTTATGGTCTTTGCAGATTCCACAGCTCGCGCAGCGGCTATTACTAGCCCACAGCAAGGAATGATTTCATTCCTAAAAGGAACTAATGCTACAGAATATTATAATGGCTCTGCTTGGACAGCGATTGGTGGTGCTGGAGGAGGTAAAGTTTTACAGGTAGTTATGGGAACTTCATCAACTTCCACGGCAACTACTTCTACAACTTATGCGGACACAACACTTTCAGCAACAATTACACCGTCAGCATCGACTTCGAAAGTGTTGGTTTTTACAAATCAATCCGTATCTTCCAGTCGCGCAAGCAGCGGCGATACCCAATCTTATATTCAATTATTGCGTGGATCAACGGCGATTGTCACAGACCCTTATGGACGCGTTGGAGCTGCAAGCGTTACTGAATTGGTTGGAGAAGTGAACTTTGCTTATCTAGACAGCCCAGCAACTACTTCATCAACAACATATAAGACTCAACAGAAGTCAGGTTCTGTATCTCACACAACAACAACTCAGAAGAATTCAACACCTTCCTCAATCATACTTATGGAAATCGGAGCTTAATATGCCAAAAGTAGATGAAGTAATTAAGTACCTACGTCCAAACGCTGAATGGGTTATGTATAACGATTCAATCGATGAACTTACATTCTTAGATGATGCTACTCCTATCAGCAAAGTGGAATACGATAAAGGCGAGAAGGAACTAGCTGATACCGAAGCAGCAACTAAAGCAGCAAACGCAACTGCAAAGGCAGCAATCTTGGAACGCCTCGGACTTACCGAAGAAGAAGTGGCACTTTTACTGGCATGACTCCAAAGTTATGCAAAGCAGGCCAACAATTAAGACTTCAAGTCGATGATACTTATTCAGACAGAGATAGAACCTCAGACGGCTGGATTGGCGACACACGTCATCAAGCAGGTGTGTCTGATCACAATCCTGATGCAATGGGTATCGTACGAGCGATTGACATTGACAGGGATTTATCTGGCAAAGCCAAGCCAGACCTCATGCCTAACCTTGCAGATCAGATACGACTCTGTGCTCGAGCTGGCGATAAGAGAATCTCTTATGTCATCTTTGACGGAAAAATCGCATCGAGTAAGAAGGCTTGGGCTTGGCGTCCTTATGATGGGATTAATAAGCACAATCATCATTGCCATATCTCATTTACTCAAGCGGGCGACAACGATTTTTCGTTCTTTAATATCCCAATGTTAGGTGGCAAATAATGGCAAGTACATATAACTCAACTATCGACCAAGGTTCTGACTGGTACTTGACCCTTATCTATAAGGATTCATCAGGCACAGCCATTAACCTAACTGGATATACAGCTGCTATGCAGTTGCGTGTAAACCCTAACAGCGCAACTGCTGACCTCACTTTATCTACAGGATCAGGTATTACCATTACTGGTTCTACTGGCACTATCGTCGTTCATGCAACTGCCACACAGACCGCTGCTTTGGTTGCTAAGAATTATGTCTATGACCTTGAGATTAAATCTTCTGGCAATATCGTTACTCGCCTTATCCAAGGCACTCTCAATGTAAGCGCAGAGGTAACTCGTGTCTGAGATAGTAATTATTCAACCTGACGAAAATGTGGTTAATGTCGAGAATATAACTAACTCGATTACAACAGCTTCTAATGGCCCTCAAGGCCCTCAAGGGCCACAAGGTGCGACTGGCGCAACAGGCGCAACAGGCGCAACAGGCGCGACTGGGGCTAAAGGTGACAAGGGCGATACTGGGGCTACTGGGTCTGCTGCCACTATTGCAGTTGGAACAACATCAACTGGTGCAGCTGGTACTTCTGCTTCTGTAAACAATTCTGGTACTTCTTCTGCCGCTGTATTTAACTTTACTATTCCACAAGGTATTAAAGGCGATACAGGTAACGCTGGTACTAACGGCACAAACGGTACTAACGGCACAAACGGTACTGCCGCTACCATCGCAGTCGGTAGCACAACTACAGGCGCGGCGGGAACATCAGCGTCGGTAACCAACTCAGGTACATCATCAGCTGCAACTTTTAACTTTACTATCCCTCGAGGTGACACAGGAGCAACTGGCAGTACAGGTTCAACTGGGGCTACTGGATCATCAGGAGTCATAGCGGTTAATGCTCCGCTAACCAATGCTGGCACTTCTACTTCTGCCAACCTTTCAGTTTCGGCTGGTTCAACATCGGCTGCAGGTGTTCTCCAGTTGACGGACTCAACATCGAGTACAAGTACGACCACGGCGGCTACGCCTAATGCTGTTAAAACCACGTACGATTTTACTTCTAGCCAAGTTTTGCCATTTCAATCTACATATTACTACAGGGGAATTGGAACGAACATAGCCACTTCTGCATTAGCAACTGCTAATACCACTTACTACATGCCTTTTTTTGTGCCAATTACCACAACCTTTGACAGATTATTAATCAGAACAGGCACAACTTTTTCAGGAACCGCGTCTGTACGTTTAGGTATTTATAATTCATCGGGCGGGAGACCTACAACAGTTGTTTTAGACGCAGGCACTGTATCGGCTACTACTCTTTCCACTTCCTATACAATAACAATTAGCCAACAGTTGACAGCTGGAGTTTATTATCTCGCTGCTAATTCACAAACAGCTGCAACTACTAATACTTATTTAGGTATTGGGTCTAACCTAGCTGCTACTTTTACTGGACAGCCATACACTGCTTCATTAAATATGACTCAGTATTATTATCAAGCTTCAGTTACTGGTGCTTTTGCTACTGCTGCAAGTTTGGTAGATGGAACTTTATCAAATGGAATTATTGCTTTTTTGAGAGCTGCATAATGGGAAAACTAATTACCTACGGCATCGGCGGATACGACGAGTCCAAACCGAATAACAATATCGTTGAAGAAATCGACCTACCTGACGAGGAGCAAGAATGAAGAACCCAATCATCCTAAGCATCGGAGCATTCCTAGCAGTCTGGGGTACTACCTCAAACTTCTCGCTGGATTACCGCTCAATCCTTGGTTCAATCGTTGCTGGCGTATTTGGTTACGCAACTCCGAAAAGGTGAGCGCCGGTGATTTTGCAGCTTGGGCTGTGGCTGTTGTCAGCATTCTTGGTGGTATGGCTACATATACACAATTCATGATTAAGCATTACCTAAGCGAACTCAAACCCAATGGCGGTGGGTCTATCAAAGACCAAGTTAATCGCTTGGAAGCGCGTGTCGATACCATTATCGAGCTGTTAGGTAAGTAACACTTATCCCATGGCGAAGAAAAGGGTCATCGACCTCGACACTTACAACGCTTTAGATTCATGGGCTATTACATTGAACGAAATGTATAAAGCGTTACGCCGTAGCGGTTTTGCTGTAGATATTGCTCTTGCAATTATCGTAGATCGCGATGCTTATCCCGATTGGATTCTGCCCTCACTTCCCAATCGCATAGACAATATCCCCTACGATGACGAGGACGACGATTAAGCGAATTGTGATTCTCTCAGACTTGCAAGTGCCCTTCGAGGACGTGCATGTCGTGAATAACATTGCCAAGTTCCTACAGAAGTTTAAGCCAGACCAGACAGTTACTATCGGTGACGAGATTGACTTCCAGACTATATCCAAGTGGTCAGAAGGTACGCCGCAAGCC